TTAGAAAACTACTGGGCTACTGCTAACGTTGAGAATCATGCTTATCTTCCTTATAACCATAATGACGAACAAGGCAATCCAGTACCAGCTCCACAAAAAGCTCCAGCTCCGATGGGTGCTCCAGTCTATATGGATGGTATGCAAACGGCAAACATGGAAATGATGATGACATCTGGTCAATACGAACAGACGTTTGGTGAGCAAAGTCAAGAGTTATCAGGTGTTAGCATTGATAAACGAGTCAATCAAGGCAATCGTGCAACATTCCATTTCCAAGATGCTCAAGCTAATACCATTCAGTTTGTCGGAAAGATAATTATTGACTTGATTCCTAAAATCTATGACACGAAACGTATTGTTAGGATTCTAGGAGAAGATGGTTCTGAAGATCAGATTATGGTCGATCCACAAGCTAGAGAAGCTATCATACAAAAAGAACTAGAAGAAGAAGCTAAGATTAAGACTATCTTTAATCCGAATGTTGGTAAGTATGATGTAGTCGCAGAGTGTGGCCCAAGTTACGATACCAAGCGTGAAGAAGCGTTTGATGCGATGACTAAGTTACTAACTGCACAACCTGCTTTATCTCAAGTCATTGGTGACTTGTATATGGGTAGTGCAGACTTCCCAGGTGCTGATAAGTTACAAGAACGGATGCGGAATTGGATTCCACCTAACATCTTAGGAACTGGGCCATCTGAGCAAGAACAAATGATGATGCAACAGTTACAGCAATCACAAATGGCAATCCAACAATTGACAGAACAACTCAATGAGAAGCAGTCTTATATTGCTATTGAGAAACAACGTGCAGATATAGACGCTTTAAATCACCTAGCATTACGTTATGAGAATGAACGTGAAGACGTAATTAATGCGTTTAAAGCAGAAACAGACCGTTTAAAGCTATTAATCGGTCAATTAAACTCAGATCAAATGAGCAGAATTACTGATAAAACAGTATATGAAATTGAAAACGAGCAAGAGCCTGCAAAAGAATACGATCAAACACAATTTGATCCATCGCAATTGATACAAGAGTATTTACCAAATATTCAAGAATCAATGCAAGAACCCAAGCAATCTATGGAACAACCACAACCTCAAGGAATCCAATAATGGAAGATACAGCTACAACGCAAACTGACGCTGAATTAAACCAAGAACCAACAGAAACACCTAAAGAAGAACCAAAACAAGAGAACTCGTACAACGAACTGCCTGACTGGGCAAGACGTAGGATGGGTGAACTTGCTGCGGAAAAGAACGCTGCCAAGCAAAAGCTAGAAGAATATCAGAATCAAAGCCATCAACCAGAACAAAACTATGCTCCACAGGAGAATATTCAAGAACTGGCAATGACTTATGCTAAACAAATAGCGGCTCAACAAGTTCAAGAGCAATCATTTGTGGCAAAGATGACTGAGATTGAAAAGAACGCTAAAGCAGAGTTTGGTGATGTTTACGACAAATCAGTCACTAATNTACANTTAGCTGGTGTNGGTGGNCAAGACTTTTTACAGGCTTTAGCAGCAATNCCAAGTCCTGAAAAGGTCATTACTTATCTAGGTAAATCTGAAAATATCAACGATGCGATTCGAATTGCTAACCTAAGTCCTATGCAAATGGGTGTAGAACTAACAAAACTATCGTCAAAAGCCAGTAAAGAACTAGGAAAACAGAAGTCTAATGCTCCAGCTCCAGTCGGTGATGTCGATGGTGGTTCAAGTCGTGCAACTGGAAGTGTTGAGCCTGATCCATCGGATTCTGAAGCATGGATTCGTTGGAGAGCTGCAAACGCTAGAAAAAGACGTTAAATAAGTAAAGCCTATTGAATTTATTTTTGATAGGCTTTACAATCAAATCATAAGGTCAAAATGAACCGTTAATCATTGTATTGGGCGTAAATAATTTCTCTCTAGCCAAGACGAAAAGTAAGTTTCTTTTATTTTTTATCCAACTCTTTATGGAGATATTATGACAACCAACTCGTTATTAACGATTAACCAGATCACCAATGAAGCGGTGCGTCTGTTTACTCAAACCAATGCGTTTTTACGCACAGTATCACGTCAATATGATGATCAGTTTGCTCGTACTGGAGCTAAAATCGGTTCAACTCTGCGTGTTCGTTTACCNAACGATTACACAGTTTCAACTGGGCCAGCTATTACTCCTCAAGGTACTAACGAACAAAACACAACCTTAACNGTTGCGACTCAAGCAAACGTACCTGTATCGTTTGGTACTGCTGAGAAAACAATGCAATTAGATGACTTTAGTGAACGTGTACTAGCTCCTGCTGTCAATCGTTTAGCTGCTTATGTAGCTGCCGACTTGATGAACGTAGTTAATACTTCTGCTAACTTAGTTGCTAACTTGAGTGGTTCAACATTGTCAAGCCCACAAGCTCAACAATGGTTACAAGCTGGTGCTGCACTAGATCAAAACTTATCACCAAGAATGGATCGTAAGATTATTCTTGATCCAGTTACTCAATCTAGAACAATTAGTTCATTAGCTGGTTTGTTTAATCCACAAGTTAAGATTAGCGATCAGTATGAAACTGGTATTATCTCTCGTGATACTTTAGGCTTTGATTGGATGTACGATCAAACTACTTTAGTTCATACAGTAGGTTCATTTACTGCTGGTACTGTAAACGGTGGATCACAAACAGGTACTACTTTAACTGTTAATGCGATTACTGGTACATTAAATGCTGGNGATGTNATTACGATTGCTGGTGTATATGCGATTAACCGTTTAACTGGTTTGTCACAAGGTACATTACGTCAGTTNGTTGTAACAGCTAANGTGGCTTCAGGTGCAACAANTATTCCTATTTACCCAGCGATTACTCCAGCTCCTGCTGCGTTTAATACTGTAACTGCTTCTCCTGCTAACTCTGCTGTTATTAGCTTAGTAATGCCTGCTGGATCACAGTATCGTCANAACTTGGCATACTTCCCAGAAGCNTTTACTTTAGCAACTGCTGACTTAGAAATGCCNACTGCTGGTGTTGTACAAGCTGCTCGNGCTAACTTTGATGGAATCTCTCTGCGTATGATTGAAGCATATGACGTTATGTCAGACAGCTTGATTACTCGTATGGATATTCTGTACGGTTACGCTGCAATCAAACCTGAATGGGCTTGCGTAGTAGCTGACGTAGTTTAATTTGCGTTGTAGATGTATTGGTGGACTCTCTTAATTGGGAGTCCATTCTTTGATTAAGGACAGATATGAGCCAACCATTGCCGACAACTCCTAGAGATATTGTTAATTTAGCATTAAAAACGGCAAACGTAGTGGGTGTTGGTCAGAGTGCCTTAGCTGAAGATATAAACGATTCTTTCAATATGCTAAATATGATGCTTGCTCAATGGCAACGCAGACGATATATGGTNTATAACTTAGAAACAATTGGTATACAAGCGACTGGTGCAGTATCGTATACGATTGGACTAAATGAGCAATTCAATAGTGTAAGACCTGTAAAATTAGAGTCTGCGTTCATTAGGATGCAAGGTGGCAGTACGTTACCTGTAGACTATCCATTACAAGTTTTAAGAGCACAAGAAGATTACAATCGAATTTCGATTAAGAATCTTAATGCGTTTCCTCAGTATATTTATTATTCAACTGGATTCCCAGTGGTAATATATTTGTATGGCCTGTACCTAATAATCAATATGAAATCTTTATAACCGTAATGGTTCAATTACAATCATTTCAGAATTTAAGTCAAGAAATAATATTGCCACCAGAATATTTGGATGCGATGCAATGGAATCTAGCTGACAGAATATTGACTATTTATGGTATGCCTGAAAATCCTAAGATTACGAAGTATGCTGAAGAAAGCATGAGAACAATCGAAGAAGTAAATTCACAAATTCCATTGTTGCATATGCCTATTGCGTTGCGTGGCAAGTCAGGTGCATACAATATTTACGGAGACTTCTACGTTGGAAGTGCTGGATAATGGCAAAATCAGCTTTAACAATAGGTGCTTATCAAGCCAGAAGCGTTATTGCATCTGCACAAAGATGCGTAAATCTTTACATGGAAGCAAATCCAACAGGTAGTGTATTTCCATTTACACACTATCCAACACCAGGCTTAACTTTACAAGGCAATGTATCTTCCTACTCATGGAGAGGACTGTATACGGCAAACAACAATAAGCTATATGGTGTGTGCGGTAATGTTGTTTACTATATTAATAGCTCTTATGTCTGTACGGTACTTGGATACATTACATCAACAAGTGGCCCAGTATCTATGATAGATAATGGTACAGATATTATTCTTGTTGATGGTACGTTAAACAACGGATGGACTATTCATTTAGCTGATAATGCGTTTGCTAAGATTAATCAAGATGGCTTCTATGGTGGCAATCAAGTTAGTTATGTTGATGGATATTTTGTATTAAATNATATTGGTACTAGANAGTNTTATATTTCTTTGCCTAATACAACNACATTTGATCCAATTGATTACGCATCAACTACTGGTTCTGCTGACTTATTAATTGGTATTGGTATTGCTAAACGATACATTTATTTATTTTGTGAAAATACTATTGAAGTTTGGTTTAATCAAGGTAATACAACTTTTCCATTTGGAAGATTACCTGGTTCATTTATTCAATACGGATGTGCAGCAACCAATTCTATTACGATGATTGATGGAGACTTGTATTGGGTAGCTCAGTCTTTACAAGGTCAGGCTTACATCTGCAAAACAAATAACTTTAATGCGGTGATTGTTTCAACATATGCCATTAATAATGAGCTTCAAGGATACAAGAATTTATCGGATGCCATTGGGTATTCTTATGAGTTAAATGGTCATTTCTTCTATGTTTTAACATTCCCAACGGACAATAAGACATGGGTATTTGATTTATCGAATAACCAATGGAATGAGTGGAATTACATTGATAATGATGGTGCATTTAATCGTCATCGTTCTAATTGCTTTGCGTTTGCTTATAATCAATTAATTGTAGGTGACTGGGAAAACGGTAATATATACACAATTGATCAAGATAACTATACAGATAACGGACAACCAATAACACGAGTTCGTAGTTTTTATCACATGGAAGATGATAATTCAAATCGTGTTCGTTATCGTAGCTTTATATCTGAGATGGAATCAGGTAACGGAGATAACAATCAACCTGTTAATGTTAGCTTGCAATGGTCAGATGATCGAGGAAANACATATAGTAATCCAGTCATGCAAAATTTAGGTNNAGAAGGTCAATACCTAACAAGTATGCAATGGAATCGTTTAGGTATGGCAAGAGATNGAGTATTTCAAATATTTTGGAGTTCCAATACAAAAACGGCTTTGTCTGGAGCTTTTGTTGATGCTATATCTAATCACGAATAATGACTAATTTATCAACAAATTTACCTGTACTAAGAACTCCATTCTTAGACGATAAATTACAGGTAACTGTTCCCTGGCTCATGTTTTTGGTGCAGTTNTATCAACGTACAGGTGGCGATCAGACTCCGCCATTAGACTTAACACAGATTCAACAGCAATATCTAAGAACCGTTAATATTCTAAGTTCTAATGGATTTGCTGGCAACATTACTTATACAGTAAATAATGCCGATGTCACATTATCAACAACGGTAACAGGTATTACTAAAGGCGATGGAACTGCGTTATCTGCTGCTTTATCAGGTGTAGATTATTCTTTGCCAGTCTTAGTAAGTTCTGCAAACGGATTTGCTGGTACGGTAGTCAATGGTACAAGTAATGCGACTGTAACGATGAAAACAACGATTACAGGACTTTTAAAAGGTAATGGAACGGCTATATCGGCTGCCGTATCTGGAACGGATTATGCTCCTGCTACAAGTGGCACAAGCATACTTTATGGTAACGGTGCTGGTGGATTCTCCAATGTTACGATAGGTTCAGGAGTTTCATTTGTCGGTGGTACATTAAGTGCAAGTGGTTCTGGTGGTACGATAACATCGGTAACAGGCACAGCTCCTATTGCATCAAGTGGTGGTACAACTCCAACAATTTCGATTAGTCAGGCAACAACAAGCACCAATGGATATTTAAGTTCTACTGACTGGAATACGTTTAATAACAAGCAACCATCAGGCACTTATGTAACATCCGTAAGTGCAACTTCACCAGTAACTAGCTCTGGTGGCACAACTCCAACAATAGCAATACCAATGGCAACAACTAGCGTAAGCGGTTATTTGTCAAGTACAGATTGGAATACGTTTAATAACAAAGGTTCAGGCACAGTTACAAGCGTATCAGGAACAGGAACGGTTAATGGTATTACCTTAACTGGAACGGTGACTTCTAGTGGCTCTCTGACGCTTGGTGGNACATTATCAGGTATTGGAAACAGTCAATTAACCAATAGCACGATTTCAGGAGTATCTTTAGGCAGTANTTTATTTAATTTAACTGCTGGAACTGGGGTTACTTTTAGCTCAGGAACAACTTATAACGGTTCGGCAGCAATAACNATTAATGCAACTGGAACAGGTGGAACGGTAACNTCNGTAGCTGCAACTGTGCCGAGCTTTTTAAGTATTTCAGGTAGTCCAATTACTACAAGTGGCACATTAGCGATTAGTTATTCAGGAACAGCTTTGCCTGCAAT